CATTCATTGATGATAATTGACTATCTACTAATTCATTGTATCTTTTGTTCTGTAGTGATGTTTTTTCTGTGTTTCCTAAAATATTAATAGTTCTTGCCTTTGTTTCTTCTTCTTTTGCTTTATTATTAGCAATTACTTGTTCTGTATTTCTAACATTTGCGTCTTTTGCCTTTAAATCTACTCCAGCAAATAATGCATTTCTTACTATACTCCCAGTGTCGAAACTGGGTGCTTGTGGGTTCCAGCTTTTTACATCTGTCCCTCTAATACTTTGGCTGGACATTGCGTCTGCGCCTTTTCCATATACTAAATTTGGGTTTAATCCAGCATCTTTAAGCCTTTGCATTTGTGCCATTGGGTGGTTGTACTCGTTTTGACGCATCCAGTCAGATAATGCGTCTGCCCTTTGGGTGTTGTACATTCTTTCGTTCCACTTTCTGGTAGCTTGATTCATACTACCTTGTAATCCTGCGTTTGCTAGTTGTCCTGCGGCTGTTATACCTGCCGCCAATACTTCTGCTGGCATATTTTAGTGTTTTTTGACTTTTAAGCCCATTTTTAGGCTTTTAATTCGTTTATCGTTCGCGTCGTACCTCCTTGGCCTCCTCACTTTTTTATCGCCTTTTTAGGGCTTAGTGTCAATTAGCACTAATATATCAAGAGTGTATTAGTGCTAATTGCGTAGCTCAGCCCTTTCAGGGCTGTGCTTTTTTTAAAATAAAAAAGGTATTTTTTATTGATTTTCACCTGTTTCGGAATTTTCCTCAACATCAGTAATTACTGATTTTCTTTTCGATTTCGCTTTCGCTACATCGGTTTTTATCTTTTCTGTGAGATTTTTTAACTCCTCTCTGGCTTGTTCAGCCAATTCTTCACGTTCTGCGAGGTCTAATCTTTCAATATCGATTTCACTTCCGTCTTCTCCCTCAAATATTGGTGTTTTTGCACCTTCTAAGGGTAAACCTTTAGCATATCTTATAAGTAATTCACGAAGTCCCATGCTTTGGTCTGGTACTGTTTGACTAGGCTCGTTATTTACTTCGCCTTCATAAACAAATTCTGTTGCGTTAAGCGGGTGTTTTACTTGATTTTCCATGTTTATATTTTTTGTCTTTGTTTAGCTTTTTTGTGGGCTCGTCTAAATGCATTAATATCTTGTTCAACTTTAATTCTTTCGGGTATTGGTTCTTCCATTTCTTGTAAATATTCTTGATATACTGAAATGCGAAATTTTTCACCTTTATTGTAGAGTTTGTCTTTATAATATCTTGGCATGCATGCCTTTTTTCCATCTTTTAATGGTAAATAACATCTTTCTTCTAATTTATCTTTATGCCATTTAATTGTTCTTTCATTTAAATAGTCTTTTCCTAATCCTTTACTCATAACTGAAAATTCTTTTTCTCTGTCATCGCCATGAAACATGGGTATTCTTTTTTCTTTACTTACATACTTAAGTGTGTATCCTATACTGGCATCACTAACATCGCCAAAATGGCAATGGCCATTAATATCATTATCAATTGACCAGCTAGTCTCAACAATTCTAGGAATAGCATTAAAAAGAATAATATGATAGTGTGGCCTTTGAGTGTTATCCCCATACTCTCCAACTGCGTAATAACTAATTTTCTCATGCGTCTTTTTTCTTAAACGTTTGAAAAACTTTTGCAAATCGGACTTTTTTAATGTCTGTAATCCTGACTGAGTTTTTGGAATCTTTTCATCATTATAAGTAAGAGTAACAAAGAGAGCGGACTTGCACCGCTCTCCATGTTTTACTAATCTGAAACTCCATCCTGATACTCTTCTCCTTAGACAAGGTGGACATTTGCCACACGGGAATGGTACATATCCAGTAGTTACTCCGTTGACTATATCTAGTTTCTTGTAAAAAGGTGTTATACATCTTGTGGACATATTAGAACATTGGTGTTCCAAACTTGGGCATTGGTCGTACTGCTCTAATTTTGTGTAATATTTGCATATACAAATTGTCTTGTTCACTATTAACTGCAAATATCCTTGCGCATTGTTCTGGAGTACACTCTATAAATGTTTGATTAAGAGCTGGTAGGTTGGCAAATTTTCTACCTAAATGCCAATAATCGAGAGTTGTTTTAAATTCTCCAGCAACACGGCTTGGATTATATTTATATTCTGCATATCTGGGAACATATCCAAATGTTTCCTCATTCATTACACCAGCATAAGCCATTAATTCTTGATTTTGTACTGGCTGTTCTCCAATGTGTGCAAATGAAGGCCAAAAGAAATCAAGTGGGTCATTTTTAAGGAATGTTTTTGGTATTCCTTGCTGGTAAGCAGTTTTTGGCATAACGGACATAATTCCGATAATATATCCATGTTCTTCACAAAAATAATTACCATATTTTCCAGTGGTTACTGCAACACCATGGCCAGCCATATTACCTTGTACTGGTGAAGTAGCTGTCTGACCACTAAATGTTCCAGCAGTGTTTAATACTTCACTAATTACAACTGGTGTTTTAACTCCAGTAATATATTCAGGTCTTTGTAATCTTGCGTCTGATGATTTTACACCGAAATGCATCAAAATATTTTCAATATATCTAGTACCGCCGCGAGCGTTTTTCTCTAACCATTCTTGTAAACGAAATGCTCTACGTAAATCGTTAATAGTTGTAGCGCCTACTTGCAAATCATCTAAATGTGCAAATAATTCATTGTTACCAACAACTGTTGAAAGTTGGTTTTGTACTACTGGACTTGTAGGTGCACCTGTTAATGTTGTAGGTCCAACTAAATTGTTTATATATACTTCAGCATCGCCGTTGATAGATCCCAATGGGATGTCAACTGCAGCGCCTTTTTGAGCAAATGGTAATGAACTTGTAAAATAATCATGTTCCCATGCGCGATTGCGAATATTTGTTATTTCTCTAACTCTTGCCCAACCACCGTCACCAACAGCACCGTCTGCCAATTTATAATTGATAGAAGGACACAAATTTTGATCTCTATAGTATTCATTGTAAATAGCTTGATATGCTGCAAATGGCAAAGCGTTTATTCTTGTAGTAGATGCTGTACCGTTTGCGGGTAATGGAATTCCCATATAATCAGCTAAAATTCTTGCAGTACCAGCCGAACCGGGATTTGCATTTTGAGGTTCCAAATCAAGAGCACGGAAATAAGGCATTACTAATTGGGTATTTGCATCTACAATAAATTTTTCCCAATTGTCCCATAGAATTCGGTTAGGAACAAAAAAGTAGTGAACTGATACATCAATTCTATGCATAACGGGAGCAATAAGAGGAGCAAATCTGATAAGACTATCACATCCAATTTGCCAACTATCGCCAGGAACGCATTCCTGGACCAATACGGGTAATAGTCGACCCATTTTTCCACTCATTTTAACATCATGAGTAAGATCAAATACGTTTTTCTTTGGTTTAGATACTTGTACTGAATTAAAAATGTTTGGCTTTGCCATTTTTAAAATTTTATTGATTTATAATTAAAGACGAATACCACCACGAGAAACATAATATGTTCTCAACTTTTTGGTTCTTGACCTTCTGATACGATTCTTTTTTGAATAAAGGCTTGACCGACGTTTTTTTCTCATTTTTTAACTAATTTTTAGTGTTTAAACAAGGGGTATTTTTCCTATAATTTATATTATGAAAATGCATGATAACAATCATTTTTAAACTAACCAAAATCATTTATTAACATATGTGAATTTATGGCATTTTTTAGTAAAAAATGCTGGTTTTTACCTATCCATTACCTTATTTGGATTGTTACTTTTTTGCCATGTTTGCGATTTAGGGTTTTTAATATCGCCCAATATACCGTTAAGAATTCTAGCACCTATTCGCATAAACATATTATCGCCGGGCTGAATACCTAATTTTTTTAAATCTGTATCCAATTGTTTTAAATCTACATCTTTTCCAACGTTTTCAATTTGCTTTTTAATCAAATTAGTCTCTGCAATTGTTTTTGCTTGTGTTAGTCTTGATTGCAAAACATCTTGAACTGCTTTTTGAAGGGTAGGGGTAAATATCATTTTTAACTGCTCAGTTCTTGTTAACGTTTGGTCTGTTTGTGCTTGTGATTGTCTTGTCCTAGCATTCATTGATGATAATTGACTATCTACTAATTCATTGTATCTTTTGTTCTGTAGTGATGTTTTTTCTGTGTTTCCTAAAATATTAATAGTTCTTGCCTTTGTTTCTTCTTCTTTTGCTTTATTATT